GGCAACGTCATCGGCGGAATTGGCTATAAAAAGCAATATCCACGAAATGTTCCCAGATGGGCACGGTACTGCAATCACTGTGCGGGTACCTGAAGACTATGTGAACAATGATGGGGAAACAGAAAAAATTCCTCTATACGGCGGCACATATGGGTACCCCGTGCTCACAGAAAGCCCTCTTTTTGAAGACATTGATGTCTTTTTCAACGGGATGCGGGTACCAATTGGTGCTGCTTTTCCCATTGATTCCTACGACCGCATATTCCAAGCCAAGTTTGATTGGGGCGTTGCCAACATCTATGTCGGGCGAGAGGAAAACGAACGAGACAAGTATGGCAGTAACGTACGTTATTTGTCCAACGGCTTGTGGCAGTTTTCACAACCTTTGAAACAAGGCCCAAACTACGATGATCCAAACATACTCCGTTCTTTTTATATTGATCTGTCTCCAAAAGTAGAAACAGAGGACAGCCGCTATCCTATTGACCTCAACCGCCAAAGATTTTCAAAGCGTGCCGAGAATGACATAGATGTCATCCTGCGCTATTTAACCACTCTCTATAGAAACGAAGAACTTGTTAAACAAAGTTCGGAGTTTGGATCTTTGGAGGTGTTGCGCCGCAAGGAAAATGGTGACGTATATGTTTCTAAAACAATAGATATTTCGCCTCCGCTAACTGAAGAAACCATTACAGGAAAAATAAACCCAAGCGACAAGGTAGAAATCGTTGACGGAGTGATGACCGCCAACGGTAAAGTTGTGCCTGTATTGACGCGGGATATGATGAAGGAAACCAAGGTCGATATTGCAAACTTCAACGTCGATCAAAGCACTATCCCGTCTTACGACCCACTCGTGCACGACAATTTGGAAGTTGAGGTTAGGGCAGGTGAATGGATGCCGTTCACCAAATGGGCGCGTGAGATGTACGGCCCAGAGTTTGACAAAATGAATTATGAAATTGGCAAGCTCTTCATCCAGTTACGGTACGCAGCTTCGCAGGTGATGCCCGAATTGGAAGGGATGGACGCGATTGCCACTGGTGTGGCGTATGACCAAAAGTATCGAGGCGTGTCATTGAATGGAGCGCCGTTCAAAGGGATGTTTGTAAACCCATTGGCTACTCGATATGAAGATCCGGTACGGGCTGCTTCTGGTATCAAAGGAACCATGATTCACGAGATGGCGCATTACCGCCAGCGAAATCACAGTGGTGAGTTTGCATCCGAGATGCAGGACATCCTGATCAATTTGGAATCGGCGTTCCCTTTAGATGTATTTACAAACAGGCTTCGCGAGGTTTTTGCAGAACATAACGACCTACTGACTAAGTTGCGGGCAGTCTTTAACAACGAAGACCGGGTACGTCCAACGGGTAAATCTTTTGAAGGACAAAGCAATGAATCAATCGACGATGCAACTAATCGTAACCGCAGCAAGGACCGCCAAGGACAAACCGGATCTAGAGGGGATGCTGGCGGCTTGGGCGGACTTGGGGAAAGAACAGGGGGCCGACGAGGAGTACGTGGCGACTCTGGAAAAAGCACTGGCCCTTCTCAACAAAAGCCCCTCGCTGGGGCACTTCCAAGCAATGTTTCGCTAAACGAGCAGGCTGCACGTTTCCCCGGTCTTGCCAACAAAGTGGTGGGGCCGAATGGGCTTGCGGATAAGGGGCTGCGTAAGATCCCCGAAGCAGTAATGACGCCTGCTATCCGTACTGATATGTGGGCAGCGTTGGAAAAGCTGACAATGCCCCTGCGGTCATTGTTCTACAAGGCGCTTAACGCGTCCCAGATGGGTGAGGTTGCGTCCAAGTATTTCGGTAGGGATTCGGTTCGTTTTGCCACAATCCTGAACGAAATCGGTGGGTATCGGCAGCGTATTGAAGAACGGCTGGAGCCGCTGAATCGCCAGTTCGTTGCGCATCAGGAGAAGTTTCCCGAGCGTCATGCCGCCCTGCACGCGTTGATGAACGATGCGACGATTGCGGACGTAGCTCCCTATGACGATGCCGCAACTGCAAAGAAATATACGGGTACGCCCAAGGAAGCTACGTACGAGGCGCTCAAGAAGCGGTTCAACGAACTGACCGCCGAAGAAAAGCAAATGTACAAGAGCGGGTTCGACTCGTTCGTGACGTTGCGCGAAGAATTCAAGAAGGCGCTGAAAGGGAATATCTCCGAGTTGGTGAAGGACGAAGCCACGGCGCTGTCTATCTACAACAAGATCATGAACGAGTTGTCCGAGATCATGATCGACCACTACTTCCCCCTGTACCGCAAGGGCGACTTCCGGCTCTCCTACACCCTGAATGGAACGGGCGTTGTGGAGCGGTTTGAAACCCAAGCCGAACGCACTGCCAAGCAGCGGGAACTTGAAGCGCAGGGTGCAACCGACATCGAGGCTACCTCCCAGCTTGACCAGTTCAACTCTTCAAACATCCCCAACGGCAGCATGCTGTCTGCGGTCATGAAGATCGTGAAGGACGCTGGTGGCACCAAGGAAGACTTGGACAAGGTGGTGCAGCTTGTGGTCAGTGCCTTCCCCGAAACCAGCATTCTCAAGCGGCAGCAGAAACGTACGGGTATTCCCGGCTATGTCAACGACAACGCCGCGCTGGTGTTTGATAGCGTAACGAGCAACAACGCCCGTCAGATTGCGACCATTAAGTACCGGGAAGAACTGAAATCCTTGATGGATAAGATGCGGGAGACGCAGGCTGGGCTGCGTGGTGATGCCAGCGAAGACGCTCGCACCATGCTTGAGGATATCGATGCGCGGTTCCGGTTTGCCATGGACCCGGATGTTGCTGGCTGGGCGCAAACGGCAAGTTCGACGGCTTTCTATTGGAACCTTGCTGCAAACGTATCTTCTGCACTGGTGCAGTTCGCCACCCTGCCAACCGTCGTGTTCCCGAATCTTGGGGGGCGGTACGGGTCTGGCAAAGCATGGGAAGCCATCAAATCTGCCCAGAAGTTGTATCAGAGCAGTGGGTTTACCCGGCAAGTTGAAGGTCTGGATGGGCGCGTGACCGAAGAGAAGGCCATGCTCTCCATCGAGAACTTGATCAACCAAGGCGACCCAAAAGCCGCCAAGTACGCTGGCTTGATCGAGGCAATGAAGGACAACGAGCTACTCACCGCCTCAACCGCGCACAATGCACTGCGTGCAGAGAACCGAACAGACTCGGGGTATGGCGCGGTTAACAAACTTCAACGAGTTACCGCCCTGTACAGTTCTTTTTTGATGCACCACACCGAGCGTATGAGCCGGGAAGTAACGGCTGTAGCTGCCTACGATCTTGAGTTGGCACGTTTGGAGAAGCGCAGGCCCGGTATGAAAGAAGCCGAGCGCCAAGCTGCTGCTATCCGTGAAGCTATTCGGGTTGTCGAACGCACGCACGGTGCGGTTACTTCAATTACTGGCACGCGAATTGGGCAGAACAGTATTGGCAAGATCTTCATGGTCTTCAAGAACTACGCCTTCGCCCAGTACTACAACTTGTTCAGCACGATCTTCAGAGCGTTCCCCGTCAAGGATGCGGACCCGGATACTCTGGAAGATATCAAGGCTGCACGTCGCCAGCTTGTCGGCATGTACGGCATGGTTGCAATGTTCGCGGGCGTCAAAGGTGTGCCGCTGTACTGGGTTGCCGAGCTTGCCTACAACGCCTTGACCGATGACGATGAAGAAGATTTTGACATGGTCATGCGCCGGTATCTTGGCGAGTTCTTATTCAAAGGTCCGGTCAACTACATCACCAACCTGAGTATTGCGGATCGGGTGGGTTGGACAGACTTGATTTGGCGTGAGAACAAGAACGACCGTGTGGGCACTTCTGCTGTTGTCCAGTACCTTGAATCTTCCTTTGCTCCGTTGTCGATTATCAAGAACTTTGAGAAGGGGGCAAAGATTATCTCCGACACGGGTAGCTGGTACCGTGGGATAGAAACCATGCTCCCGGCAGCGATCAAGAACCCCATGAAGGCGCTGCGGTACGGTTCGGAGGGTGCCAACACGCTACGTGGTGACCCGGTCATGGCTGATATCAACATCGGCAACGCCGCCATGCAGGTTCTTGGGTTTGCCCCGGCAGATCTGATGACCCAGTACGAGCAGAACGCAGAAATCCTCGCCCGTCAAAAAGCTATTCGTGGCGGCGAACAGAAGTTACTCAAGCAGTACTACGTTGCGTTGAAGAACAACGATTTTGAGCGTGCCAGTGAAGCGGCTGAGAAGTTGTACGAGCTTGGAGAAAAGTACCCGGAACTGGGTATTGGCCCTGCGCTTCTCAACAAGAGCGTAAAGGAACGGGAGCGTTTCTCAAGCAAGCTGTATCACGGCATGCGGGTCGATGACAAACTCCGCGAACGGCTGCTCGGTGCTTCTCAAATAGAGTACGACTGAAATAAAAAAGCCCCGGTGTTTAGCCGGGGCTAACTTCCCTAACCAAGAGAAGAGTGCGGAGGCATTGTAGGTTCCGTCCTCCACACCCGCAACCCCAATATGTTGTTCTCCACAACATGTTTGGTTATGACTTCAAACTCTAGTCTCTTGGCTTCCTGTCTGACGAAGCGTTCAATCGCCCGCCTGTCCGTGCATGGAATAAAGAATGAGGTGCCGGGTTTGAACTTGACCCACTCAATCAATATCGGTAGCCCCATCACTTCCATTGGCTTCCAGTAGCACGTTCTCATTGAAGAAGTCCAGCTTCGTGGTGTCGAAGCACAACGCGGTCACAGCAGCCTGCGTACTGGCAACGGTTCCGGCAGTCATGCGCTTCTTCTTGATGCCTACCAGCGCCCCACTCTTCTTGTAGGGTGAAATGATTTCCTCGAAATTAAACATCATCTTGGCGCAGTCTTCACGGAAGGTGCGCACCACCACGAACAGCATCTTGGTATCAGGCTCGTACCGGTAGGTCAACGCCCCGCGAGGCTCGCGGATCGGGGCAAACTCAAGCCCGGTGCGGTTGTCCTTGCTGCCGTTGATGACCAGCACTTCGTTGAAGTGGCGCTGCAAGAACCCACCCAAGAAGTCATCATCCGCAAACATGTGGTCACTGACCTTCAGGCGAGCTTCCTTGATCAACTCTATTGCGTAGTCGAATACTGGCTTGGTCGGGATGTCGTGGAGCCCAAGGTGCTTGGCAATCGTGCCGCCTGCAATGGACAGGGATGCCATCAACGCCCAATACCGTTCAGAGTTGCGGATGCCAGCAGCCGTATCAATTCGCGCCTGAACGTCAGCCAAGATCTTCTGAACCATGGGAAGCTGCGAGATCAACGCCTGCGAGTACGGCACTATGGCATGCCCGTAGTTATCCATTAGGCGACCGAAATGCGCCCTCGCCCAAGTCGGGTCATCCCGTATATCTTGTTTGATATATACCTCAAGGATGCGCTTGAGTTCGCCGTCGGGGAAACCCTTGATGGAGAGCAGGATGTCGATGAGGAACCGGTTGGATGAAGCCACCATGCCGGTCTGCCATATGGTGTGGTTCACGCGCTCTGCGTTGTCGTGCTGCTTGAGTCGGTTCTTGCCCCGCCCGGAGGTCACGTCGTAGACCTGATTCGACAGGTGCTGCGCGTCGATGTTGGTGATTTCGTCGATGGTCACGCAGAGGTTCTGCATGGTGCCCATGCGTTGCAGCCGGGAGTTGTAGGTGTCCTTGATGTTCAGCAACATCTCCTTGGGCCTGCCGTAGATGCTGTTAATGGCGTGCAGCACGGTGGTCTTGCCGGAGCCTGACTCGCGACTGACAAGGTTGAGAAGAAAGCCGTCGAGCGCAGTGAACCGCATGAGCAGGGTGCCAAACCCCATGAAGAACGCAAACGCCTTGCGCTCCATGCCCTCCCGCCCGTAGGTGTTGATCACATCCTTCCACACGTGGAAGTCGCCCTTGCTTTGGAACAACGGAACGAGCGGCAGCGTCGGGCCTGATGGCGGGCTGTACTTGACCTCGTCGGCACGGATTTCTTTCTCCCCGACGATGATGGCGCTGTTGCCTTCCACCCAACCAAACTGCTTGTGTGCTTTTTCTGCGATTGTTTTCATCTGAAGTTCCTCTACCCATTTGCCTACGTATTGCATGACTGGCTCCTGTTTTTTACCAAGAACTGCCATTCCCTTGGATGCAATCGTTCCAATGAACTTCTCTTTCGACATCACATCGCGCAGCGGCATGATGAAGTCGCGCACCCCGTCTCTTGGCAGGTGCAACCGCATCAACAGTGTCTCGCCGTGGTCGGGGTCATCCATGCGCTTGACGACATAGAAATCATGCGGGTACAGCAGGATGTCTATATCTTTTTCCCCATCATCATCCTTACCCTTGAAGTGCATGAACACACCGCCCGCCTTGCCACGAAAGAACGGGGCTGGGTACTTGGGTATGACGTACGTCTTAACTTCTTTTACATCATCGGTTACGTGCTGGAGATCAACGACTACGTTGTCTTCTTCGGTGGCTTCGACGATCTCCTTGCCAAGCTGAATGGGAGATGTAATCGTTTGTTCACACCCTTCGCACCCGCTCGGGTTCAGCTTCTTGAATGTTGCGCAGGTGTACGGCCCCTTGGTTTCCCGTGCTTTCTTGTCGGTAACTTCAGGGTTGTACTCCGGGTGTTTCTTGGAGATGACATGGATGCCCTTGTCCCGGTCAACACAGTGCTGCGCAATTGACAACCCGGCTCGCCACAACGGCTCCTCAATAGTGGCTTGGTTATCGTAGATGTTGGCAAGCTGTGCGCAGCCCCTGCCCTCCACAGACTTGATGAGGATTGTCTTGAACCTTGACTCGCTGGAACCCATCAGTGCCATGGTCACGGCGTCCATGGGTCGGGGTTCTTTTCTATCTAACGCCGAGAGGATGTCCTGCGTGGGCTCCAACAACTCCTTCATCCGTGCGTTCGGCACGGGCGGCGCGAAGTACAGCACCTCTACGGGGATCGGGTTGGTCGGATCCTTGACGTGATTCGTACCCACCATGCGCAACACACGCGCTGCGTCCGCAGGGACTGCGTAGTCAATCTCAAACTTGTGTTCGGTGCAAAGCTTTTTCAGTTGCTCGGCGTACGGCTTCCATTCCTGCCGTGGCATCTCCTCTTCAAGAACCCAGTACACGTGTGCACCGCGCCCTGATCGTACGATGGTGGGCTTGGGGAGATTGACTGCTTTACAAAAGTTCTTGAGTGCAACCAGCCCGTCATCAAGCGTGGCATACGGCTTACCCTCTCCGCAGTCGAGATCGATGAAGAACGACTTGAGCGCAAGCGCATTGGTTGCGTACCGCCCGCTTTCCTTGGGGCCAAACTTCGCCAAGGCGAAGAAGACATTGAACGTATCGGAATGCAGGGCATCTGCAAGAAGGCTTAACTCTTCTACAGATGTGGAAAACTTCTGTCGGATCTTGTCCTTACCATTCTCTTTTTTATTTCCCCAAATGCAGTAATGCTCACCCTCCGACAAAGGTGGAAGCACCGCCGTGAGGAATGCACTCCTCGTTGTCATCAACCGTCCTTGAGAATGCCGTCAAAAGATGAGTAGGGCAGGGATGTGACGGCGCATCCTTTTCGGGTGCGACCCTAGCCCCCCTCAAACCGTTAAGACAATTTTTCGATCAGTCTATTCATCTTGTCGAGATGCCTGTCACCAACGTGGCGTTCACCGCGAAACCATGCATACACCGACATCCTGCTCACACCAAAATGATTTGCAATGGTGATGACAGAGACATCGTTCTTGATGCATAGCTTCGCAAGCTTCACGCCGATCAAGTTGGGATTCGCATCTTTGACAGACTGAATGAAAAGGCTAGAGTAACCTTTAGCCATCATTAATCATCCCATTCGGAAAGAACCTTCGTCAAATCTTTTGCGTCTGCGACAGGCTCTTCTTTCTTGCTGCTGCGCTTCACTGGTTCTTCTTGAACCTTCTCGGAGCTTACTGGAGCTTCCTGAACCTTCTCGGACGATGCTGGAGCAGCAAGCTTCTTGACACCATCGGCTTCTGCCACGGTCATCGTGATCGCACGTTTAGCGGCTTCGGTCTTGCCCTGCTCGATAGCAGCCAGTGCTTCAGCCTTCTCAAGCACACGAAGCGGACGGAAGGTCAGCTTGGGCGTGGCGCTATCAGTGTCGAAGCGCATTTCGGTAACGACTGCGGTGACGGGGATACCCTTGCTGCCAATCATCTTGGCGTAGGTTTGCAGGGGCCACTTGCCAACCGAACCCTCACCAAAGATCGACGCAGAGGGAAGCGTCAGTTGGAAAACATCTCCTTTGATGTCGTTAGCCAGAACGACTGCCAGACGCTGTTGGTAACGGCATGCGCGGCTATCTCCCTGACCCGAACCCTTGATGTTCTGCGGGCAGTCCACACACCGCTTGGCTTGCGGGTTGGTAGACTTGAGATCCGGCACTTCACCATCAGCAGACCAGCAGTCCGGTGCGCTCACGTCGCCACCCTCGGTGTACTGCTTGAGGTAAAACTGACGGGAAACCTTGGGCGCAGCGTTGACGATCACCACGTTCATGGACCGCTCTTCGTTCTTGGCAATCTCCTTGCCGTTGACCATCATGCGCCACACGCCGCCCTTGATGGAGATACGCTTGACGCCGCCACCGCTACCACCCATCAGCGACTTGGTTACGTCATCGAGTTCCAGTTCCTTGAGGTAGGAAGGAAGGCCAGCGTCGAGTATTGCGAGTTCGTTGCTCATGTTTATCCTCGTTTGGTAATGACTACGGTTTGATTGACTTCAGAATTGAGGCCGGGAGGAAGCACATCCGGGTTCTCCTCAAGGTACTGCGACATGTTGGTGTTGTTGATGCGTTGCTGTACCAGCGCGAATGCGTCGTTCTCCTTCACAAATTTGAAAAAAGAATCCCAATCAGAAGTCCAGTAGTTCTTGGTCACTCTGCGGGAGATGGTGCCGTACTCAGTACGGATGGTGGACGCGCCTTGTTCTTTGCAGATTGCAAGCAATTCGGTTGCAATCAAGTCAAGCTGTTCTTTGAGTTCTTCGTCTTGCTTGGCTAACTCACGCCGCTTGTCGCGGATCTTGGTGTAGACCTTCGCCAGTTTTTCGGCTGTTGGCTTTTCGCTCATTTGCACTCTTCTCCTTTTGTCGGATTGAAGTAAGTATAGGGGCTACGAGTTACACTGTCAAGTCTTCTTCGATTTCATTTTTGTAGAGATTTGTAGATACGCTTCTCGACGGGGCTGCCCTGTATGTGCACGACAGTGCAGGGGTTGCGTTGACCCGCCCGGTGCACACGGGCGTTTGCTTGCAAGTACGTCTCTGTGGATGTGATCGGCCCCCACCACACCACCACATTCGCAGCGTGGAGAGTTACCCCGTGCGCCGCAGCTTGCGGCTGGATCACAAGAACATGTGGGGTATCTGTAGCTTGGAACGATGCGAAGATCTCAGTGCGACGTGTGGCGGATATCCCACCGTGTATAACTTCACACGTAATCTTGTTAGCACGTAGTTCTTCCGCAATGATATCGATGGCATGCCTGAACGGCACGAATATGATGACCTTGTGGCTGGCCTCGTCGATGACCTCCAGTAGCGCCGTCATGCGGTTCTTGGCATCAAACGCCACTACCTCTCCAGTATCCGAATAGACCGCGCCGCACGACAATTGAAGAAGTTTATTAAGATTGGCAGCAGCATTGACTGTAGTAATCTCCTCCCCTGCCGCCATCGTGACCATGTTCTTCCGTAGCAATTCGTAATACTTGTTCTGCTGCGAGGTCAACGGGACATCACGCGTCGTGTACGTCATGTCGGGCAGGTCGAGGCACTCTTCCTTGGTGAACCTGATCGCCGGTTGCAGGGCTTCATGCACGATGCGCTCGGCAGACTTCTTCGGGATCCATTTGAACTGGGTGATCTTCTGCATCACCATGTCGCGGAATGCGCCTTGAAACTTGGGAACCCCGGCAGGGTTGACGATCTTTGCCAGCCCGTAGGCGTCTGTAGGAGACTGGGATGCCGGGGTGCCTGTCAGCATCCACACCCATGTGTCAGGCTTGACCAGTGAGTTCAACACCTTCCAGCGTCTTGTGCTGACGTTCTTGTATGCGTTGGCTTCGTCCACCACGATCAGGTCAAAATCCTCCTCCTTCACCGCATCCGCGATAATCTCCAACCCATCGTAGTTGACGATCACGTACTCCGCATCCGACTGCACAGCCCCAATTCGTTTCTCTCGTGAGTAACTGTGCGCGATAGCCACCGTGCGGTGCATGGCGAACTTGAACAGGTCTGCTTCCCACGCCGATGACATGATTGACAGGGGGCAGAGCACCAGCACCCTGCGTATCGCCCCGATCTTCATCAGATAGTCAGACGCCCAAATTACACTGGAGGTCTTGCCCGTGCCCTGCTCATTGAAGCAGAACGCACGGCGGTGCAGGGTGAGGAACGATGCGGTTGTTCTCTGATGTGCGAACGGGCGGTGGAGGCCGGGCCAATCGTAGTGCGCCTCGATGGGGGAGGGCACGTTCTTCATCCGCATGTTCTTGAGAACTTGTGCTTCCTCCAGCCCCCACTTCACCAACACTTCGTGTTCACCAACTTGCTTCGACTTCGGGATCACCGTAGTGATCCGGTTTGGCTCGCGCACCTTCAGAAGAAGGGCTTTGTTTTCTATGATTTGCACTCTGTCTCCAATGGAAAAACACTCAAAAGTGGTCTTTTGAGTTGAAAATTCTTGGCTACTTACGGTAGCTACTCGGCCTGCTCACGCCCTGTATCTGAAAGTAACGCGCAGGCTGGTGTGGTTGTTGGGAGAGTGACTTGGGGTCACAACGCATCCCTTTACACTCACACCCAACTCAAGGGACGCGCTTCCAGCACAAACTTCAATCTAGTACCGGGGCTGTGTGTTGTCAACCCCGTTTGCGTTCTTTTTTGCTGATCTCAGAAACGAGGTTGCCCTTGCTGTCACGCCGGAAAGATCGGTTGGCTGACCGGGGCTGCACCTTCACACCGTCACCGTTCGTGCCACCCTTGTCGAATGCCTTCACGTGGGCAACGTCCATGCCATCACCCTTGTGCACCTTGCCTTCTTTCAGCAGCTTGTATCGCGCACGGTTGCGTGCCATGCGCCGCTTAACTTGTTCGGGCGTGCCGTTGTAGGCGATTGCGTTCGCGTCGTTAGCGCGGCGTTTAGCGTTGCTCTTGTAAGGCATGTTCCCTCTCCCTTCTATCAATTTCTCTTTGGATGTACCAAAGAGCCTTCTTCAGATCCTCGATGGCGTCATTCTTGAGGTCTGCTCTCCAAATATATTTTACAGCGTTCCCAAGGCAAAAATTCATGTGTTCTGTAACTTCAATACATTCCACACCACTGGGATGATTCGTATAGTGCTTGGGGTGGGCGACGGCGTCGTGGATAACGTCGCGTAGGGTTTGCTCTTTCATTTCCCTTTCCTCGGTTCCCAGTGGGTGCAGTCGGTAACGGGGCACCAACCCTTACAACTGAAGTTCGGGCGCGGGTTCCATACATCCAGTTCCAACGCCTTCTCCAGTCGGGAAGTATCCTCAAACCACGGACGCCACATCACAAACTCATCACGTGCGTGAAAGTCCGCTTTCACAAAATCGTTTGCCACAATAAACAGCAGCCCTGCCTTCACCTTCTTCACCTGCGGGAAGTGCTTGAACACCGACAGCGCCATCAACTCCAATTGCTTCACGTCTGCGTACTTGGATGACTTGCCGGTCTTGTAGTCCACGATCCAAGCACGATCAGGCTGGAGCACAATCAGGTCAGCAATGCCACGCCACCACACGTCTTTGGCAAAGAACTCGCACGGCTGTAGCTGGTACGTCAGCCCCATCCTGAACTCACACAACTTCTCCCCGTCTTTTGCTTTCAGCACATCCAACGACTTCTGCATGAACCCAAACTTCTCGGGGATCGGCGTGCCGTTCTTGATGTACTCCTCCGCAGCCTTGTGCGCCTCGTTGCCATACAGGATCGCATCCGACGGAGGATCAACGACATCCTTCTTTACCCGCAGCCTGTAATACTTGTGCGGGCACTGCTTGAACATATCAAGCGACGAATACGACCACGTGTATTTAAGCGCGGGGTTGGTCATGCTTATCTTTCTCGTAAAGAATCGAGGTGTAGGCTAACCGACACTCAACGAGCGCGGTCTTTGCATGCTCAATGGCCTTGTCATAGTCCCTCTCCAGCATCGCTTCGTGCAGCTTCTTCAGCGCCTTCTCTGCCATCATGCACGGCATCGCGTAATCAACAATCGCCATAACTCTTCCCCATTCCCGATTCACAATTCAAAGGTAACGTCTGCGCCCAGTCGGGACGCCAACGCATGCATTCCTCCACGTACGCCCGAGCCTCGTCAGCTTCTTCCTCGGGTGCAACACAGCACACAGCGTCGTGGACTGTCAAGACTACCCGATACTTCTTGCCGATTCTCACCATCTGCTCGGCAATCACGCACCGGGCTACGGCTTGGCAGATGTTCTCGGTCAGCTTCCCACCATAGATCTTAACCGCGCCCCGCCGGGTATCGTAAACAAATTCTTCGTTGCCGTCAGGGGTAGTGACTTTACGTACACCCTCATACCGCTGCCATAAACCACTCGGTAGGAGAAAGCCCTTGCGTCTCGGGTCAAACTTTACGGCATCGACCACACCATAACTCGCCGCACTACCCGTGAGCATGGCCTCGATGCATCGCTGCCCCTGCTTCCACAACGCCGGGATCTTGCCGTAGGTGCTGCGGTAGACGCTGATAATCCGTTGGGCTTCCTGCTCTTCGATCTCCACCCCGAACGTCTTTAGCTGCACCTGAAACTTCTTGGCACCCATGCCGTAACCCGCACCAAGAATGGTTGTCTTGCCGACGAATCGTTCTGCGTCGGTTATATCCCCTACGTCTTTGTTGTAGATGGACGCCGCCATGATTTTGTACGGGTCATGCTTCATGTCCTTTGTCTTGACCCCGGCGGCTTTCTCCTCGTTGTTCTTCCTGAATGTTTCCAGCAGGTCTTCCTGTCCCGCCAGCCACGCAACCGTCCGCGCTTCGATCTGACTGGAGTCGCAGTCGATCATCACATACCCAGCAGGTGCCTCGATGGCGCTTTTAAGTTTCCCTGCGTTGCTACCCCGGCTCGGAAGATTCTGAAGGTTGATCTTGTCATCGCCGCCCCACCGCCCAGTATGCGCTGCGTAGTACTTGATAGGTACGGGCAGGGGGCCACGCTCAGAGATCTGTATGAATCTCTCTGTACGTGTTTCTTCCAGCGTGGTCTTGGTTCCCAGCCTAGCACCGACAAGCGCCTGCACCCTCGGGTCAGGATGGCTGGCTAGTTCTTTGAAGTTCTCGTCGGTCTTGGCGAACGCCCAAGTTTCTTTACCCGTCCGCAACGAAATTTTACGCGGTGGCTCAACCGACAGGCTCATCAACACTTCTGCAAACTTGTCATTGGACATGAGTATGTCCCGGTCTGCCGCAGCAGCCTCAAGCAGCTTCGCCTTCTTTGTTTTCACGTTCTCCAAGTGATCGACCAGCAGCCCCCGGTTCAACACCAACACGGGCTCGATGAACATCCGCAGGGTGCAATCTATGACTTTAAGCTCCTTGGTGGGGAACCCTTCAAGAAGTAAATCAAAGAGAGTACGGGTAAGGACAACATCATTGCAGCAATAGCGACCGTAACCAGCCAACTCCTCAACAGAAAAATCAGCACGTCGTTTGCCCATTGCACTAATGACTTCATCGCCCTTGACCCCTATGTTGTACCGCTCCGCAAGAGCCTTGAGACTCCCGCCCGCATCCACCCCATGGATGGCCCGCGCCATGCACAGCGTATCCAGCCACGCCTTCGGTTTGATACCAAACTTCCAAGACAGAATCGCGCCATCGAACTGAGTGTTATGGGCAAGGACGAATGAACCAGCCCAATCAAACTGGCGTAGCCACGCGCCAACTTCTCCCTGCGTACCGCTGAACCATTGTGGATTGTTCTCCCCGTCGGCAACCGCTACACCGATAACCTCAAAATCATCGTGGCGTACGTACTCTTCTGTGGTTAGTTTGGAAAGGCTGAATGCTTTGTCGTAGTGAGTCTCAAAATCAATCGTCAATATCTTCATCGCACTCGTCTCGTCTTTTTCTTTCTAGTTCTTCTCGCAGTGACTCAATCAACCGCCGCTTGTTCACCACGGGTAGTTCGGTGACGTTTGGTTTGGTTTCTTTTGGCTTTAACTCTCTTCTGATTATCTTCGGCTTCCCCTCTTCCGTCTTGGGCTTGATGGATATTCTCGTCGTTTGCGTCGTATCGGAAAACGTCTCGTGGGTTGAATACCTGAAGTCGCATTTCATGCATCGACGCCGACGCCACACAAAATCATCAAACTTTTGTGTCTCGATAACTTCTGTAGCGTACCCGCACTGCATGCATTTCATCTGTTCTTCTTCCTGCTTTCGTTTGCCATGCGGTCTTTGATGCGGCGCTTGCGCTTGATCAGTTGTTCTTCACGCAGCGTCAGCCT